CAAGAATCTTTAGATGAAATGATGAATATTGCTTCTGCTTTAGAACATCCAAGGGCGTTTGAAGTTGTTGCTGGTTTAATTAAAAATGTATCTGAAGTAAATGACAAACTCATTGATTTACATAAAAAGAAAAATGAGTTAAATAGAAATACTCAAGCATTAGAGGGTGGAACTACAAATAATTTGTTTGTAGGTTCAACTGTAGAATTACAAAGAATGCTTCAAGATATAAAAGAACCAGAGGCTATCCATATTAAAGATAATGAAAATATAATAGAATTTAATCCAAAGAGTGAAGATGACTGATCGTCAAGTAACAAACTCTTATCTTGGAAATATGAATGTAAAACGTGATGGTGTGATTCAAGAATGGACACAAGAAAGTGTTTTAGAATATCAAAAATGTATGAATGATCCAGCATATTTTGCAAAGACATATTGCAAGATAATATCACTTGATAAAGGTCTTGTCAATTTTGATCTATATCCATACCAAGAAAAAATGTTTGATCAATTCAGTAATAATAGATTCTCTATCGTTCTAGCGTGTCGGCAATCGGGTAAATCCATATCATCAGTAGCATATTTACTTTGGTTTGCTTTGTTCAATCCAGAACAAGTTATTGCAGTTATGGCAAATAAAGGTGCGACAGCAAGAGAAATGCTGGGAAGAGTCACTCTTATGTTAGAGAATTTACCTTTCTTTTTGCAACCAGGATGTAAAGCACTGAATAAGGGTTCAATTGAATTTAGTAATAACTCTAGAATAGTTGCGGCAGCAACTTCAGGTTCATCTATTCGCGGCATGTCGGTAAATTTACTTTACCTTGATGAGTTTGCATTTGTTGAAAGAGCAAACGAATTTTATACTTCAACATATCCTGTTGTTTCTGCTGGTGAAAATACTAAGGTTATTATCACTTCTACTGCAAACGGCATAGGTAATGTCTTTCATAAAATTTGGGAAGGTGCTGTTCAAGAAGTAAATGAATATAAACCTTTCAGAGTTGATTGGTGGGATGTGCCGGGCCGTGATGTTGCATGGAAAGAACAAACAATCAATAATACGTCCCAACTTCAGTTTGATCAAGAATTCGGAAACACATTTATAGGAACTGGAAACACGCTTATAGAGGTTGAAACATTACTTTCATTATCAGCAACACAACCTAAAAAAAGAATTGACAAAGACAGTGTTTTGGTATATAAAGAACCAATAGAAGGTCATACTTATGCTTGTATGGTTGATATTGCTCAAGGTAGAGGCCGAGATTATTCAACATTCAATATAATTGATATTTCAAATGATGTGTTTGAACAAGTTGCTGTATATAGAAATAATCTTATATCTCCATTATTATTTCCAAATATAATTTATAAGTATGCTTCTGCATATAATATGGCAACTGTTGTAGTTGAATCAAATGATGCTGGAATGGTTGTGGCTAACGGATTGTATCACGATTTAGAATATGAAAATATGTATGTTGAATCTTTAGTGAAAGCAGATTCTATTGGTATTAAAATGAATAGAAAAGTAAAAAGAATGGGCTGTTCATCATTCAAAGACTTACTTGAAAATAAAAAATTAATCATACATGATGAAAATACTATACTAGAAATATCTACGTTTTCGGCAAAAGGAAATTCGTGGGAAGCAAGTGATGGTAATCATGATGATCTAGTGATGAATTTTGTTCTTTTTGGGTATTTTGTAGGTACACTTCATTTTAATGAACTTACAGATATTGAAATTAAAGATTTGTTATTTTCTCAGAAAATGCAAGAAATTGAAAATGATGTGCTACCTTTTGGATTTATAGATGATGGTAGACATGAAATAGTTGTAGATCAAGAAGCAGAGAGATGGCATATACAAACAGAATATGAAAGGTTCTAAAATACACTTTATATAAATACAAGTAATTGAATATAACCGTATTATGAAGAACTTATTAATTTACTTGGAAAAGGAAAAGAGACATGGCATTAACAGCACCCTCTGAATCTCCTGCAATCGTTGTAAAAGAAGTTGATCTAACTAGTGGAGTTCCCAACATACCTACGTCAACAGGTGCGTTTGTAGGAAACTTTTCTTGGGGTCCATGTGATGTACCCACACTCGTTAGCAATGAAGCAACCTTAGTAGGAACTTTTGGAAGTCCTGATACAGTTAATACTGTAGACTTTCATGCAGCAGCATATTATCTTAGATACTCTAATGATCTATATGTTGTTAGAGATTATACATCAATAGCAAAAAATGCTAGTGATACAAACGCAAGTAGTGTACCACTTGTTACTAATAGAGATAATTTTGATGCCCAAATTGGGCAATTAACAACAGATACTCATAACTTTATAGCAAAATATCCAGGAACATTAGGAAACAGTTTAAAGGTTTCTTTTTCTGGGCAAGGCGATACAGATTATGCTAATTGGGCGTATAAGTCATATTATGATGCAGCACCAGGAACATCAGATTTTGCAGCGGCGGCTGGTGCAACAAACGACGAGGCTCATGTTGCAGTTATAGATGAAGATGGAGCAATTACTGGAACTGCTGGTACAGTTTTAGAAACATTCCCATTCGTGTCTATTGCATTAGGTGCAAAAACCTCAGATGGAACTTCAAACTATATTTTGAATGTTATAAATTCTAGATCACAATATGTTTGGATGGCATCAATGGCAACCGCAGATTTTGGAACAAATGCTGGTAGTGCGCCAGCATCTGGTTTAGATTTTGCGGCTGGTTTAGCCGCAGATTTTAATGTATCATTAGTTGGTGGTGTAAATTCAGCAGCACTTGCGACAGCAGATTTTGCAACAGGATTTGATAAATTTGAAGACCCAAATGCTCTGGCTATTGACTTTATGATTGCACCAGGTATGTCATCAGCAACAGACCAAGCAACTGTTGTAAATGATATGATAGCGACTGCACAATCAATTCGTAAGGATTGTATGGTAATCGCATCACCAAATAGTGCAGCGGTGGTTGGTCAAACAACTTCAGCGGCGGCGGTTTCAGCAATTTCAAGCGCAATGACTTCTAATGCATTTACAAGAAGTTCTTACCTTGCTGTTGATAACAACTATCTAAAAGTTTATGACAAATATAATGATCAATACATTTTTATTCCAGCAGCATCTTCTACAGCAGGTATTATGGCGGCAACAGACAATAATTTTGCTCCATGGTTCTCACCAGCAGGTACTCGTAGAGGTCAATATTTTGGTGTGACTAGTTTGGCATATTCGCCAAATAAATCAGAAAGAGATACACTGTATAAAGCAGGTATCAACCCAATCGCTAATATTCCGGGGCAAGGCGTATTGCTTTATGGTGATAAAACTCACTTAGCAAGACCATCCGCATTTGATCGGATTAATGTTCGCAGGTTGTTCCTTGTTCTTGAGAGAGCAATTTCAGCAGCGGCACAAAACATTCTGTTTGAATTTAACGATGAATTTACAAGAGCCGAATTTGTAAATATCGTTGAACCTCTACTCAGAGATGTGAAAGGTAGAAGGGGAATTACCGATTTCAAATTGGTTTGTGATGAAACTAATAACACACCGTTAATTATAGATTCAAATCAATTTATCGCTTCCCTATTCATCAAACCTGCAAGGTCTATTAACTTCATCACCCTTAACTTTGTTGCTGTACGCACTGGAGTTACGTTTGAAGAAGTTGTTGGCACTTCTGGCGTATAAGATAGCATAGGAGATAAAAAATGGCGATTTTAGGCGTAGACGATTTTAAAGCAAAATTAAGAGGGGGTGGCGCAAGAGCAAACCTTTTTAAAGCAACCATTAACTTTCCAGGATATGCAGCAGGTAATGTTGAACTTACATCTTTTATGTGTAGGGCAGCACAACTTCCAGCATCAACACTGAATGCAATTGAAGTTCCCTTCAGAGGTAGGCAGTTGAAAATTGCTGGAGATAGAACATTTGAAACTTGGACCGCAACAATCATTAACGATACTGATTTTGGTACAAGAAATGCATTGGAGCGTTGGATGAATGGTATTAATTCTCATTCCACCAACATTGGATTTACCAATCCTCAAACTTATCAAGCAGACCTTTTGGTTGATCAACTTGATAAAGATGAAAGTATTTTGAAAAGATATATTTTCAGAGGTTGTTTTCCGACTAATATTTCTTCAATTGAATTATCTTATGATACTCAAGATGCTATTGAAGAATTTACTTGTGAGTTCCAAGTACAATATTGGGAAAGTAATAGCACAAGTTAACGTATAAATACTTGTGAAAAGTGGGGGGATTCGTTCCCCCACTCAATATAAATCATAGGAATGTTTCATGGCAGAAAATACAGTTTCTCTCTTTGGTTTTGAGATAAAACGAAAGAAGCAAAGTGATAAGGAAGCAGAAAGAATTAAAAGTGTAGTTGCGCCACAAAGTGATGATGGTGCTGGATATATTACTGCATCTGGAAGTCATTTTGGTCAATACATAGATATTGATGGTGATAATACTAAAGATAATATCGCGATGATTAACAAATATCGTGGAATTTCTATTCATCCAGAAGTTGATATGGCGATAGAAGATATTGTAAATGAAGCGATTGTAAATAATGCAGATGAAAGTACATTATCCTTAAATACCGACGAAATAGACGCACCAGATAACATTAAAAAAATAGTTCAAGAAGAATTTGATAATGTTCTCTCAATGTTTGACGCATCTGAACATGCTCATGATTTGTTCAAAAGATGGTACATTGATGGTAGAATTTATCACCATATCTTAGTTGATGAAAAAAATGAAAAAGCAGGTATTCAAGAAGTTCGTTTCATTGATGCCACAAAAATAAGAAAAGTTAAAGAAGTTAAAACTAAAAAAGACCCTGCCACAAATGCAGATATTATTGAATCAATTAATGAATATTTCATATACACTGAAAAACCAGGAAAAACATCAGCAGGACAAATTCAAAATAAAGGTGTAAAATTTACACTAGATTCAATCAATTATGTAACAAGTGGTCTTTTAGATGAATCCAGAAAAAAAGTTGTTTCTCATTTACATAAGTGCATTAAGCCTGTCAATCAATTAAGAATGATGGAAGACTCTTTGGTTATTTACAGATTGAGTCGTGCTCCAGAACGTAGAATTTTTTATGTTGATGTTGGCAACTTACCAAAAGGTAAAGCAGAAGAATACATGAAAAATATTATGACCAAATATCGTAACAAACTCGTTTACGATGCTGGTACTGGTGAATTGCGTGATGATCGTAAACATATGTCAATGCTTGAAGATTTCTGGTTGCCACGCAGAGAAGGTGGTAGAGGAACTGAAGTAACAACACTTCCAGGTGGCGATAACTTAGGTCAGATTGATGATATCATATATTTTCAAAAACGGTTATATCGTTCATTAAATGTTCCACTCAATAGACTAGAACAAGAATCACAATTTTCTCTTGGTAGGAACAATGAAATTACAAGAGAAGAAGTCAAATTTAGTAAATTTATAGACCGCCTTCGCAAAAAATTTAGTATGATTTTTTTACAAGTACTTAAAAAACAATTAGTGCTTAAAAAGGTTATAACTGAAGCAGATTGGGATGCTTGGAAAACCAGTATAAGAGTTGACTATGCAAGAGATAATTATTTCTCTGAAATGAAAGACGCAGAAGTTTTAAGAGAAAGACTACAGACACTTGATATTATGACTCAGTATGTTGGAGACTATTTCTCTAAAGAATGGGTATTTAAAAATGTTTTGAAATATAGTGAAGAAGATATTAAAGAACTGAAGTCTCAAGTAGAGGATGAAATAAAAAGCGGAGAAGTAGCAAATCCCGCTGATGCTGAAGAAGAATAAAGTATGAAAAATGATATTCTAAAGTATATACTACATCCACAAGGAATTACCGGAACATTAGATTTAAGAGATAATGCTGAGATAGAGTTTCCTTTTAACACAATAAGTGTTACTATAGGAATTGATTTAGATCAAACTTTTGAGCAGCATAGGGCTTGGAAACCTGTCACTATTGATGGAGTTGATGTTAGTTCTGATTACCCATATTTTAGACCTAATAATTACGTTTGGGAATACACTTCAACACTGCCCACAGACCCATTATCCACTACTTTTGTAATACAAACATATTCTTCTTCAAATGAAAATACTGCTAAAAATGATATGTGGTCTGATACCAATCAACCAACATATCAAGGAATAAAATTAAAATTAAAAATAGCACCGTCTGATATTATTTTAGGATCAAATTCTGGTGTGGTCATATCATCTGGATCAGAGGATTCATCTACTGGATTAACAGATTCATCTAAATCAAATAGTGTATTTAGTGGTCTTGTCGCAGATAGTGGTAGATTTGGAAGTATATATGCAGATAGCGCATATATTGGTGGATTGAGGGCAGATTCAAGTATATTTGGAAGTATATATGCAGATAGCGCATATATTGGTGGATTGAGGGCAGATAGTGCTAGGCTAGGAACTTTATACTCAGATAGTTCACATATTAAATATCTCAGGGCAGATAGTGGATATATTTCTCAATTTAGATCAGATAGTGCTAAAATATCATTCTTAAATGTTCCCAAATTGAGTGGTGATAGCGCAAGTATTCAATCAGAACTTAAAGTTGGCAGGTATGTTTTTGACGCTGGTGAATGGGATAGTAATGATTTCTTAACAGACGTTAATGCACTTGCTCAAGATGATTTTGGAGGCATTTATTATACTCAACCAGATTCTATAAGTGGTGTGAGAGAAAAATTTGCACACGTAAAGTATGATCAGATAGACAAAAAATGGCAATTTTTTCCTAATTTAAATATCTCTGATTTGGATAGTTCTGGCACTATTGATGATGATAATGTAATAAAACCATCTAATATACCTTTTGGGGAAGGTGAGAACGGACAATTTCTTTTCTATGATAAACTTCAAAAAAAGTACGATTGGGATTATATTGTAACGAGTGGTAAATTTGTATTTGATAGTGATCAATTATCAGATGCTCTAAAAAATATTCCTGCTGATCTTGGATCGGATTCGGATAAAGCAGAAAGTTTAAAACAATATTTTGATTATAAGTTTTATAGTCATGGTGATGAGAAATTTATTGAAAGTGGTGGAAATTTAATATTAGTACAGTCTAATATTGATAACTTTAATTCATTTAACAACCACGACAAAATAAAATTTGCGAGGGCGAATAACCAAAATACATACGTGTATTTAGATTCCACTAATCATACATTTAATACTACTAATTTAGATTCTGATAGACTCAATATAACAACTAAAATGCAAAAAATTAATAAATCTATTAATGGAGTTTATTCAAATAGTCCTTCACAATCCTATACATTACAAGCAACATTTAGTGCTGTTGATAGTGAAAAACAAACTGGTGCTATGGGTATATTAGTTGGATTAATAAAATCTGGTTTGGAAGAAAAAACATTAACTGTATTAAGAAGCACTAGACAAGACGGTATGTTTGATTCTACCGTAGATATGGTAAAAACTCGCAATGACTACCCATTTAATTTTGAATTAGTATATAATGCTGGTCAAGCAGATGAAACTGTAATTAATATGGGTAGAATAGTTGAAGCACCACCAATTAATACTAATGCATCATGGGATTCTAGTGGTCATGTTGTAATTAAGGTTCAAAAAAGAGACTATGAATTAGTAATAGAAACGAGTCAGTTTGGAGACTCTTCAGTTGATCCTCTGACAACGAAAAGAATTGATCTTTATGATAACGCAGGAATTCCCCCAGAAGTAGATTATCTTGATTTAAAAGAATTTGCAAATCCTGTTCATTATGGATTTGCGTTTGATAAAATTTCAAATGCAACAGTGAAAGATATATTATTCTCTGAAGGCGTAGAAGGTTTTCATCAGGCTGATGCGAACACTGTTGTAGACTTACAAAATAAAACAGCATACATGTATTTTGATAGTGATAAAGCATTAGATTTTGGGGTTTCCAAAGGATATCATCAGACTGATAGTGATGGTTTTGGTGGGCCTATTGTTGGCGGCGATATAATTACTGGTAGACTTTATCATAATCCAGAATTAGGTGCTACTTGGTATCAAGACCCATATTCAACATTTCAAATAGGGCAAGTACAAAGTAAGGCCCAGCAGAAACTCTTAGATGGAGTTAAATTATTCATAGCAGGTGGTTATGATGGAGATAAACTTAGAACAATAGAAAAGGATGATATTGGATTAGAAAGTATTGACGCTACTTTTATAAAAAATGAAAAGGGTTTAACGCTCACTGTTTTTACAAATATAGGTGATCTAGTTTCAACCACAAATTATAATATAGATGCAACGGTTGATACTAGTGGAGTTGTTGCTCAACAAATGGCAACTGATTTAACTGCTTTGAGAAACGGTGGAACGGATAATATTTGTATCATTACATCTTTTGGGAATTGGAAATATACTGATTCATTTTTAATAGCAGAATTAAAAGAACATGGTTTAGTAAAATTATCAGCGGCTGGTACAGCAGCAATAGGAAATTATCAATATGCTTCTATTTTTCAACTTGGATCAAAAAGTAAAGTTTATGAAGTCGCTGAGTATTCCGATTCAATAAATCAGGCAAAGATAAGAGTTTTCATATTAAACAAAACATTTTTCTTGATTGGTGGAGAAACTAATAGTAATAGCGCACTGACTAATTTTAGAGGAACTATTATTGCAGAAACTACTGGAACTAACGATTTAAAATTAAATGGTGGTGTTATTGCTACCACACCATCAACATTTAACAGTACTGTAAATGTTGCTGCTGGTGCTACAAACGGTATTCATTTTCCAGACGAAGCATTTGCTTCTGATGCTGATGACCAAGCAAGAATATATCTAATTGATAGTCCAAACGCATCTGGAAATCAAATTTTAACAATGGAAGTAAAAAATGACAATACCGATTTAATCAACCTTAGTACTCCAGAGTCTGATGGTAATGGAAAGGGTATGAAAGGGTTACGTCATAATATGAAATCAATATTCTCTGAGGGATATTTAGATATTTCATACGATGACAGTCCTAGTTTGGGTGGAAATTTAAATATCAAAGAGTATAAAATATTTAGTAAGCCTTCAAATGATGAGTGGGAAGGAGATAAACCAACATTTGAATTTGATTACGATGCAGCAGCAGGTGAGACAAGTAGTACTTTATTATCTAGTTATAATTCAATGTATAACTTTTTAGATATTACTAATAACTCAACTGGAAAATATTTTGGAATTTGGAATAATAAAAATCCATATAGTGATACAATAAATTCTGGAAACTCAATCTTTAGAGTAGATGAGAATGGTGATGTTGATGTAACTGGAGTATTTAATACAGTCACTACAGATGGACTTACTGAAGGGTCAACAAACCTTTACCACAGAGATAGTAGAGCAATTATTGCTGTGCAAAATAAAATATCCGTAAATACTGAATCAGCGGCTGGTGGGGGAGCATTGTCTTGGACACCTTCTACTGATGCTGTTCAAGATGGTGTTCTTGGGTTTACACCAGCACTTTCTCATAGTGTCACTACTGATACTCCTGATGGAACCACATCTACTTTAGCATACAATACTTCTACTGGGGTATTTACATTTAAATCTGCAAAAATATCAGATATTGTAGATTCAACACTTGAAAATATCGGTGTGGCAAATGCGACTCCGAGTGGAAATGCAAGTTCTCTTGCATATAATAGTGGTACTGGACTTATTACTTTAACACCAGCGGATATTCCAACAACTGCAAAATCGGCTGTTTCTGTAACTAATGACGCAAGTAATAGAGAAGCAGGTGGAGAAATAAGTTATGCTGAAGGTACTGGTGTAATAACATTTAAAAAGGATTATCAGTTATCAGTCAATAATATAGCACCATCTGGTACAGGAAGTCTTGCTTATAATGGAACTGGTATTTTTACTTTCACACCACCTGCTGCTGGTGAAGGGTTAACTGTAACGACAAGTTCAGCACAATCTAGAGAACCAGCGGCATTATCACATTCAAATGGAACATTTACATTTAGACCAGCGGAACTATTTCCACCAATATCAATCATAGATACACCATCTATACCATCTCATGGTGAAGGAAGTTTGGCATATGATTCCGAAACTGGGGTTTTAACACATCTTAGAGCGGCGACAGTAAGTCTTTTAAATTTTAGAGGAACTACAGATTCTGATAATGCTGAGTTTGGAAAAGTAGGTACAATTAGTTTTGATACTGATTCAAATTATGGAATTGGTACTTTTAAATTAACTCCTGGATATTTTGCTACCAATATAGATTCGTGTCTGGACACTACTTTAACTATACCGCATATTGGGGAAACCATGGGCCAAGTTGCGGCTGCGGTTGTTGCTACGAAACCTTCTGTGGTTATGTTGGACAGTAGTGCTGCATTCAAGTTTTCAAATAGGAGAATAAGTTTAGGTGATTTAGTTAATGTGGCAGATAGTGCTAATGCTGCTCTTGGTTTTGTATTAACAAAAACACATCAAGGGTATGCAGATGCCACACCACACGGTTCTAATTTTGAATTTAAAGCACTACCTTCTTCAGTAGAATTAACAGATTTAAGTGTTACTGGCCTTACTAGTGCAGATGATGTTAATGGAAATATTGTTTATGACAATACTAATGGAGAATTTTCTTTTAAACCACCATTTTTTATTGGTAGAATTACAGGTGGTAATGGTGGAACCACCGCACCAGATGCACATAACGGAATTGTGACTTTTACTGCTGATGCCACAAGTGGTTTAACTGTATCGGCAACAAACCAAACAGTAACAATTGATGCTTCAAACGTGGGTGGATTTTCTGTTGACAATAACGCAGATAATAGAATCGTAACTGCAACTGGTACTGGTGGTAATGCTGAAGAAAATGCTACCTTTGATGGTTCAACATTAGCGATTGCTGGTGCAATCACCGCAACTGGAAATATTAGTGCAGAAGGGAATGTTATTGCTGCTGCATCATCAGATTTAAGACTTAAAGAAAATTTACAAAAAATTGATAATTCTCTTGAAAAAGTTAGCAGATTAAATGGATATACATTTACTTGGAATGAAAAAGCGGATAAAATTTTCTCATCTAAAAATGATGTAGGTGTTGTAGCACAAGAAGTTGAAGAAGTTCTACCAGAGATTGTTATAGATAGGGTAGATGGTTATAAGGCCGTTTATTATGAAAAATTAGTTCCTTTATTGATTGAATCAGTCAAAGAGTTAAAGGAGAGAATTGAAGAACTGGAGAAAAGATAATGGTAAAGTTGAGGATGGTTAATTTATTTGATGTAAATGATCCCGGCCTCAGTTTAGATTCTATAGACGAAGTTTTTCCTTCTGGTAATTCAGTAAACCACACTTTAACTGATTATTATAGAGGTGGAAGTTATGTCTCAGCAAATGAATCAATTTTAATTCCGACAAGCGGTGAAATATCAATACTAGATTTTCAAGGTGCTGGTGATGGAATAGCAGAACCATTTAGAACACATTGGGGTGCAATAGTCACTGGACAATCTGGGGAAAATATTAGTGCTACTGTTTCATATGATGTAACTCCACCTGCACATTTCGCTGGAAAACATTTCGGATGTATTATTGTTGCTGGCGGCGGCGGTGCTGGTATTGCACCAGGAGGCGG